AAAGCAGCCATTGTTAACAAAGGTAATAAGAATGGTGCTAGAAAGTCCAGAGTATTAAATGACACACTTAAACGCAGACTTATGCAAGAAGATGGTGAGGAAGCTAACAAAGTTATTATGGCTTTACTTACTAAAGCTAAAGAGGGAGATGTTGCTGCGATCCGAGAGGTCATGGACAGAGCAGAAGGTAAGGTTCAAAGCCAAACAGATATCATTAGCAGCGATGGATCATTACAATCTAACTTAAAGATTGAATTTGTAGATGCAACAGACCCAGAAGTTTCCAAGTAAACTAAAGTATTTATTTGAACCACACCGATATAAGGTAGCATATGGTGGGAGAGGTTCTGGTAAGTCTTGGAGCTATGCAAGAGCTTTACTAATGATGGGAGCTGAAAAGCCATTAAGAGTTTTATGCACAAGGGAAGTCCAGAAGTCTATTAAGCAATCAGTTCACACGCTGCTTAAAGACCAGATACAAGCATTAGGTCTGGGAGAGTTCTACGAGGTCGTAGAGAACGCTATACGAGGTAAGAATGGCACTGAATTTAACTTTGCAGGACTTGCAACAAACACTGTAGAAAGTATTAAGTCTTTTGAGGGTGTTGATATTGTCTGGTGTGAGGAAGCACAAAACATTAGTAAACGATCATGGGACATTTTAATACCTACGATCAGGAAACCTAACAGTGAGATCTGGGTAACATTTAATCCTTACATGGATACAGATGACACCTATAAAAGATTTATTATTAATAAACCAAGTAACGCTAGGGTAGAAAAGGTTAACTATACAGACAATCCTTTTTTCCCAAAGGTGCTAGAGCTAGAGAGAGAACGCTGTAGCATTAACAACCCAGAAGACTATGCAAACATATGGGAAGGTGATACTAAAGCTGCTGCGGATGGTGCTATCTATCATAATGAAATAAGAGCAGCACAAGAGTCTGGAAGGATCACTAATGTACATCCAGATGCATTACTAAAGACTCATATAGTTATGGATCTAGGGTGGAATGATTCAATGTCTATTATCTTGTGCCAAAGAAATTTATCCGAGATAAGGATCATAGATTATATTGAAGATGATCATAGAACTTTAGATAGTTATTCTGATCAACTGAAGCAGCTAGGTCATAATTGGGGTACGATGTATCTGCCACATGATGCTAGGAATAAAGACTTTAAGTACGGAACTTCCGCTGAAGAAATTATGCAGCGACTCGGATGGAATACAGAAGTAATACCAAAAGCAAATATAGAGACTGGGATCAAGTTAGCAAGGATGACATTTGATAGAGCTTACTTTGATCAGGATAAAACAAAAAGATTAATAGAGTGTTTAAAGAATTATAGAAGAAGTATTAATCAAACAACACAAGAGCCACAAGCACCTTTACATGATGAATACAGTCATGGTGCAGATGCATGGAGATACACTTGTGCAGTTGTAGATAGCATGAATAACGATGATTCGTCTTGGGATGAACCATTAAAACAAAACAACCAATGGATAGTATAAATGGCATACGAAAACAAAAGAACAAATTCAGAAGACGATAGAGAAATTCTTAATATCGTTGAGTCTCATATTGATGACAGTTTAGGATTTATTGAAACTGAAACAATGAAAGAGAGACAGACAGCTCTTGAATACTATATGAGAGAACCTTATGGCAATGAGGTAGAAGGTCGTAGCCAGATAGTCACTGGTGAAGTGGCAGAGGTAGTTGATGGAGCACTCCCAAGCATCTTAAAAGTTTTTACTCAAAGTAATAATGCTGTAGTGTTTGAGCCAGTAAACGAAGGCGATGCAGAAATGGCAGAACAAGCAACAATAATGGCTAACCATGTATTCTATAAAGATAACAATGGCTTTGAAATAATGAACTCTTGGTTCTGGGATGCATTGTGTCAAAAGGTTGGAGTTGTTAAAGCATATTGGGATGATAATAAAGACATTAGCATAGAGAAGTATCAGAATCTAACAGAAGATGAACTGACTATGATCATGCAAGACGAGGAAGTTGAAATCGTTGAGCAGGAAGAAGTAGAAGAAGTTATAGAACAAGATCCACAACCAGCAGTAGATCAAATGGGACAGCCATTAATAGATGAAATGGGTATGCCAGTAATGATGGAAACTCCACCGATCATCAATATCTATTACAACATTAAATGTAAGCGAACAAAAAACTATTCTAAAATTAAAATAGAAAATGTAGCTCCAGAAGAATTTTTAATAGACAAGAGAGCAGTAACTATAGAAGATGCTGACTTTGTAGCACAAAGAAAGTTAGTGACAAGATCACAACTTATTACAATGGGTTATGATAAAGATGTAGTTTACTCTTTAGCGACAGGTGATACATTAGACACAACTCCAGAAAGAGTAGCGAGATATGGTGCAGGTGAGCAACCTTTTAATACTAATGATTCTAGTGATGAGTCAATGGAAGTGGTTGAGTATTACGAGTGTTATGTAAAGACTGATATGGATAAGGATGGCATAGCAGAGCTACATAGAGTTTGTTATGCAAGTAATCAAATATTATCTTCTGAAGAATGTGATTATGTTCCCTTCCATAGCGTTTGCCCTTTCCCAATACCACACAAGTTCTTTGGTCAGTCACTAGCAGATAGAGCTGTAGACCTACAACTAATTAAGTCTACTATCACAAGACAGATGCTAGACAATCTATACCTAACAAATAACTACAGAGTTGGTGCAGTAGAAGGTCAGGTTAACTTGGATGACTTACTTACATCAACAGCAGGTGGTGTAGTTCGTATTAAAAACCCAAATGCATTAGTACCATTAGCAGTGCAATCTAGTGCAGGTCAATCATTCCCTATGCTTGAATACCTAGATTCTATACAAGCTAAACGAAGCGGAGTGACTGAAACATCACAAGGGTTAGATCCTAATATCTTACAGAATGTAACAGCTACAGCAGTCAGTGCAATGAGTAATGCAGCAGGTGGTAAACTAGAACTGATAGCTCGTATCTTTGCAGACACAGGGGTTAGTTCTCTTATGAAAGGCATCTTGCATCTATTATGTAAGTACCAAGACAAAGAAAGAATCATTAAGATCAATAACAAATTTGTTCCTATGAATCCTAGAGAGTGGGACACACAATACAATGTTACAGTTAATGTTGGACTAGGAACTGGTAGCAAAACAGAACAGCTAGGTGTAATGCAAATGATCTTGGATAAACAAGAGCAGATGCTAACACAATATGGATTAAACAATCCTCTAGTAAGTCTTAAACAGTATAGAGACACACTTGCTAAATTTGTAAACATGGCAGGATTTAAAGATGAGTCTGGATTTATCAAAGACTTAACAGAACAGCAATCACAACAACTTGCCCAACAACAAGCACAAAATCAACAAGCAGATCCAAATACTGAATCAGCTAAAATTCTTGCACAAGTAGAAAAAGAAAAAGCAGAGATGAAGATGCAATCAGATATGGCTAAACTTGAAATAGAAAAACAAGAGTTAGAATTAAAAGTACAAAAAGAAATGTTAGAGCTACAACAGAAACAAATGCAGTTTGAAAAAGAGATGGCATTAAAAGAAATGCAATTAGCACAAAAAGCACAGAACGATAAAGAAAAAACTGATGTAGATAAAACAAAAGAGATTATTAACTCTTTAGAAAAAATACAAAACTTGGCATCCCCTAATGGCTAGTTATTTTACATATTTAAAAGAATGGTTAAAAAAAGATAAAGAAGCTCAACTAGAAGCGGTTAAGCGTTTAGGTTTACCAGCTAATAATACTGCTCAAGATAGAGCTAGAGCTATGGGGTTTGATTTAGATAACATTGAATATCATACAACTGACCTTGATGGTAAGTTAGGTATTGAAGCTGATGGATTTATAAACTTTGATAAGCAAAAAAACTTTTCTGGTTTAGATCAAGCAATGAAAAAAGCAGGTAAGTCTGATAGAGATAGGTATTTAACATTAGATGATTTAAAAGATAGTGATTTTGATGCTAACGGAAATCTAATTGGATTTGATGATAGTGCTTTAAGGACTTATTACAACAAAGGTACTTATACTTCTGATGAGCCATTTATTTCTGAAATGACAGCACAAGTAAGTCCGTTAGATAGTAGATATACATTTCCATTGGTTGTTAATAAATCTAAACACTTTGACTATAATAACCCAGACCATGTTAAAGATTTAATGACACCAAGACCTGATAAGTCTACATGGACAAAGATGTATGATAATCATTTTCCAACTGGTGAAGTAAATCCATTAGACCTAGAAAGAATACAAAAAGGTCAGCATAATGTTATGGAAGATTTCATGACACAAATGAATATAAAGAAAAGGGGTTACACTGGCACTAACATGAAAGAGCCAGAAAGTTATGTTGGTAATAGAGCTACAACAACTGTAACATTTAAGCCAGAGTTATTTAGAAGTCCATTAGCTCACTTTAATCCTAAATATGCTGGTATTGGTGGAGCTGGTTCTATACTATCAACAGACCTTATGGCTGATGAGCTAGACCTAGAATATAAACCTAAACCAAGTATGTTTAAAGGATTAATGGACAGTATAGGTAATGTTAATCAACAACAAGCACAAGCATATGGAGACACAGGTGCTGGTGTTGTAAATGGTGTAGGTAGTTTATTAGCTGACCCATCTGTTATGGCGGAAATAGCAGTTAGAGGGATGGCAGGTCTTGGACTTGGTGGATTATTAATGTCTAATGATCTTACATCAGCAGAAGACCCTAGATTTTTACAAAGGATAAGGTAATGACAAAATCAGAAGCATTTAGAAACTTACTTCAAAGTCAGGAACTACTAGACGAAGTAGAAGCAATGAAAAAAGAATTAATGGATATGATTGTTAATTCTGATGATGACGAAAAAGAAGTAAGAGAAGCAGCTTACATGAGAATAAAAGTTATAAACGAACTCATGGCTCGTTTTGAATCTATCGCAAAAGACGATGATATCAAAGACAAGGCATGGAAAATAATATAGACATTTAGTCTGTATGGGAAAGCCACACCGAGATGGCATAAGGAAATAAAAATGATTGATGAAACCATGACTTCCGATACAACGGAAAGTGGAAATCTAACAGTAACAGATGCAGCTTCACAAATTGAAGGTATGTTATCTGCACCAGAGGACTCCACAGAGCAACCAGAAGTTGTAGAAGAACAAACCGAAGTAGTTGAAGAAGTAGAGGAAACTGAAACTGAACCAGAGGTTGAATATGAAGCCGAAGAAGAAGTTGAAGAAGAATCCGAAGTTGAAGAACCTGAAGTAGTTGAGGAAGAACAAACTTTCACCATAAAAGCAGCAGGTGAAGAAAAAGAAGTTACCCTTGATGAGCTAAAGAAATCTTATCAACTCGGCTCTGATTATACTAAAAAGACTCAAGAAGTAGCCGAACAGCGTAAAGTCATTGAGCAGGAAGCTAAAGCTATTATTGAAGCTAGAAAAGTTAGAGATGATTATTCATCAAAATTACAGGCAGTAGAACAATTTCTATTGAGTAACAATGACACTCCAGAAGATCTGTCTGCAATGAAAGAGAACGACCCGATAGGATATTCAGTTAAGGTCGCAGAGATGACCGAAAAGAAAGAACAGTTACAAACTATACAAGCTGAAAAACAACGACTTGCACTACAGCAACAATCGGAAAGAGCAGCTCAATTAGAACAGTTTGTACAAGAAGAAGCACAAAAACTAGCAGTATCCTTACCAGAGTTTTCAGACAAAGCTAAAGGCGAACAAGTCCGTAATGACATTCGTAGCTATGGCAAAAAGGCAGGATTCACAGACGAAGAATTATCTCAAGTCTATGATCACCGCCATGTATTGGTATTACATAAAGCGGCACAATACGACAAATTAATGTCAGGTAAAGCTGGTGTTAAAAAGAAAGTCGCAAAAGCACCGAAGACTGTAAAAGGTGGTGCTAAAGTAAAGCAGACTGTAACCGATATACAGAAAAAACAAATGAAACGGCTAAAGCAATCTGGTTCAGCTAGAGATGCAGCAGCCATTTTTGAAAACTTTATTTAAGGAAAAACAATGGCAGAATTTAGAACTTATACAGCGATTGGTCAAAGAGAAGATTTAAGCGATACTATCTTCAATATTGCACCAACAGAAACACCAGTAGTTTCATCTATTGGTAAAACAAAAGCAACAGCAACTTACCATGAATGGCAAACTGATGACCTAGCAGCAGCTAGTGCAGATGGCTTACTTGAGGGTGCTGATGCTTCAGGTGCTTCTGATACTCCTACAACTCGTGTAGGTAACAGAACACAAATTCAAGGTAAAACAATTCATGTATCAGGTACTCTTGATGCAGTTGATAAAGCAGGTCGTAAGACAGAAACAGCTTACCAACTAGCTAAAGCAGGACAAGAACTAAAACGAGACATGGAAAAAACTATTCTTGGTAATGTAGCTCAAGATGCAGGTGCAGCAGGTTCTGCAAGACTTCTTGGCTCTATCCAAACATGGTTAAAATCAAACTTCGTAACAATGACTGATGGTGTTGCACCAACAACTGCGGATGGTAACAACACTCGTACAGAAGGTGCTTCTGCTTCTGCATTTACAGAAGACAAACTTAAAGAGTGTGTTAAGTCTGTATTTGAAAATGGCGGTACTCCAACCATGTTGGTTGTTCCACCTACACAAAAGCAAGTAGTATCTACTTTTGCAGGTATTGCAGCACAGCGTTATGAAGCTCCAAAAAATGCAGCAACTACAATCATTGGTGCTGCTGATGTTTACTTATCAGACTTCGGTACTTTATCTGTTGTACCTGACAGATTTATGACTGCTGATGACACTCCAGCAGAACAAGCATTAGTGCTTGACCCAACAATGGCAGCTATTGCAACACTGCGACCATTTGAGTCAAACCTATTAGCTAAAACTGGTGACAGTGAAAAACATCAGATGTTAAATGAGTACACTTTACAAGTGTCTAACGAGAAAGCACATGGTATCGTTGCTGACTTGGCAGTTTAATTTAGGTTAAACATGATATTGCCCTCGTAAATGAGGGCAGTATTACTATTGAGAATAATATGAGAAAATTTATTAAGCATGATGGAGTAGTAGAAACAAACCAAGATGTTACTGACATCATTGAAAAGAATAAACAAGAATACAATAACAGCTCAACAAAATGGGGTAATGATGTCTTTGATAATAAGATAGCATCTATACCTTTGACTGTTGTTGATGATCTAAACAAGCAGGGAATCATGAGAGGTTTTCATGTACTAGACCAGAAGAAATTCTTTGCATGGTTAAACGACCCAGACAATAGATTTTTTAGAACAAAACAGGGCAGAATCTAAATGGCATACATAGGTACAGATGGCTATATTATGATGAATGTAAAACAAGATGGCAAATGGAAATTGTGGCGAGAACACAGATATGTTTGGACTCAAGCTAATGGGGATATTCCTAAAGGAATGCAAATACATCATATTAATGGTAAAAAAGATGACAATAGGTTAGAAAACCTAGCGTTAGTAACTCAAAAGCAAAATAAAGAAAAGATGGATTGTGCTAGAAAGGGTTTTTGTATAAAGAAAGGTCGTAAAGCAAGACCTTATGTATCTCAAAGAAGTATGAATGGAAAGTCACAGTATCTTGGTTATTTTGGAACACCTTGTGGTGCTTACATGACCTCAAGAATGTTTTATGTTAACAAAAATATAGGAAAAATATAAATGTCGTTCTTTACAGACTACACTACATTACAGGCAACTATTGCTAGTTACTTGGCTCGTACTGATTTAACATCAGAGATTCCAGAGTTCATTAGATTGGCAGAAGATAGACTGTTAAGGGACTTACGAATAAGACCTTTAATTAAAGTTGCTACGGCTGAAACTACAGCAGGAGATGCAACAGTATCTTTGCCTTCTGATTTTGTATCTATGAAAGATTTACATATACAAGGCAACCCACCACAAACAATCAAATTTTTATCTACAAGTAATTTCTTCAGAAACGCTCAAACATCTATATCTGGATTGCCTAACCGATATACACTATTAGGTGCAGAGTTTCAATTTGCTCCAATTCCTGATGGTGAATATACATTACAAATGGTTTACTTTCACCAACCAGAATATTTAAGCGATACTAACGCATCTAACTTGTGGTTAGCTAATACGCCTGATTTATTGTTATACGCAGCACTAGGTGAAGCAGAGCCATTCTTAATGAATGATGAAAGATTAAATACATGGGCAAGTATGTATGACAGAGGTATGATGGCTTTACGCAAGAGTGATGATGAATCTGAATACCCAGCTCAACCATTAACTATCACTAACTCAACGAGGTAAACAATCATGACCGACATGGCAAATTATTTAAAAAACAAACTGCTTAATTTAACATTAAGTGGTACTGCATACGCAGGGGTAAATGACCCTTATGTATCTCTATGGACTTCAGATCCAACAGATGCTGAAACAGGCACAGAGGTTTCTGGTGGCTCTTATGCTAGAACTCAAGGTTCTTTTGCTTTAGCTACAACAGGAGATACTGCTAATGATGCAGACATAACCTTTCCAACTGCAACAGGTTTATGGGGAACTGTTGCTTACATTGGCTTACACGAATCAGCTACAGGTACAGGCAATATGATTTATCATACTGCATTAGATGTATCTAAAACAATTGATTCTGGAGATATATTTAAAATATCTTCTGGTGACTTAACTGTAGAATTAGATTAAGGATAAAATATGGCTCTGATTGTAAAAGATAGAGTAAAGGAAACTACAACTACTACAGGCACAGGCACAGTTACATTAGCAGGTGCTGATGATGGGTTTCAATCTTTTGCTGCTATAGGTAATGGCAATACAACTTACTATGCTATTACAAGTGGTGATGATTATGAAGTAGGTCTAGGAACTTACACAGCTTCAACACTATCCAGAGACACTATACTAGAATCTAGTAATAGTGGTAGCAAGATCACTTTGTCTGGCACAAGTGAAGTGTTCTGTACTTATCCTGCTGAAAAAGCTGTAGTTCAAGATAGTGATAACACAGGCATAGCACCACAGATGGGTGCAACTAATGGTATTTTTGTAAACAATCAAGTAGTAGGAACTAGCTATACCTTACCAACAGGTTACAATGCTATATCAGCTTCACCTGTCAGTTTAGATACAGGTGTCACAGTAACAGTTCCTGCTTCTGGTAGATGGGTGATAGTATAATGGCTACAACAATAAATGCAGATACAAGTGAAGGATTAAAACTAACTTCAGATACTTCTGGTGAGTTAGAACTACAATCAGCAGGAACAACTAAAGCTAAAGTAACATCTAGTGGACTAACAGATGCAAGTGGTCAGCTTATATCTAACACACCAGCATTTTCTGTTAAAGTTGGGACAAACCAATCCTTGAGTGATTCTACTGTTACAAAAATTGATTATGATACAGAAGAATTTGATACTGATAATACTTTTGATACATCAACTAATAGATTTACTGTCCCCTCTGGAAAAGCAGGAAAGTATGTGTTTAATGCAACTGCAAGATTTGATTCAGAAGGAACAGGTAATCTTGGTAGAACACAATTAAAACTATTTAAAAATGGTTCAACAATAAAACAACTATACCCATATTATGCAGATGGTTATATAAGGACAGATTCACTGCAGCTAACAGCAGTTTTAGATTTAGCAGTTGGAGATTATATAGAAGTGTATGGTTATTTAGATGCTATTGACAACTCTGGCGGTATTATAAATGCTAATAGTTATTCATTCTTTAGTGGACACAAATTAATAATATAGGTAAATAAATAATGACAACTAAAGTCACAGATAAAGGAATTATCTATCCTGATGGGACAGAACAAACTACAGCAGCTTTTGGCTCTGGTGGTGGTTCTGTAGATGCTTATACAAAAGAAGAAACTGATAATAAGTTTTATGACAAGGAAGAAATAAATAATTTACTAGAAGCTAGTAGTGGTGCTATTGTAGGTAATTATAAAGTTAACTACCCTAACAGTGTAGCTAGAGACCCTGAAGCTGGTAACTTATATCTTGTTAATATTATGTCATTTACAAATAACTATGACGAAGTAACAACAATATATATAAGCACAACTGATGCAGATGGCACTGAAAGAGATTTAAGTCAAATAGCTAATGGTGATATTATTAACCTAGAATCAGCTAATGGTTCAGGTAGCTATATAATTCAATCATTCTCTGATTCTGGAGCTTATTTTGAGATTATTGTAGATAGAGGTGACTGTAGTGGAACATTAGCACAAGATGATGATGTAACAGCTAGATTAGAAGTAGCTTCAGTTGGTGGTTCAGGTAGTTTACCTAAAGGTTCTATTATTATGTGGTCAGATCCTACTATTCCTGAAGGTTGGCAGATATGTGATGGAACAAATGACACTCCAGACTTACGAGATAAGTTTGTAGTAGGTGCTGGTTCTACATATAATTTAGATGCTACAGGTGGTAGTGCAGATGCAGTTGTTGTGTCTCACAGTCATTCAGTAACTATTAATAACTCATCAGGATTAAGTGGATGGTGGGACTTTAAAAATAGGGGTGGGTCTTCATTTGCTACACCTATTCTAGCTAATTCATCAGGCGGTAAGTTTACACACACAAACAGAAGTAACTCTGGAAGCTATGGTGAGGGTTATAGAGGTGAGAGTGGTTCAGGTTCATCAAGAGCTAATATTAATGTAAACCACAATCATTCAGGAAGTGTTAGTAATAGTGGTGATAGTGGAAAGGACAAAAACTTACCCCCATATTATGCTATATATTACATTATTAAGATGGTTGAAGATAGTGGTAGTGGTGGTAGTGGTGGTACAGGTGGTGACTCTATATGGACAGAAGAAGATGGCAATAAAGCTACATACTCAAGCACAGGCGATACAACTGTAATTGCTAAAGCAAACTCTGGGCAATATGCAACTTATCAAGTAGACAATGCTGACCAAAAGTATTCTATGCAAATTAGACCTGACCAAAATAATGCTTTTGTAATTAGAAATGAAACATCTGGTCAAAATTCACTGACTATTGGCACTGATGGAAGTATATTATTTAATGGTCAACCTTTAGCATGGACACAATCAGGTAATGACTTAGTTTATGTAAGTCCTAACACTGACAGTGGTGTTTATATTAACTCTCAAGAAGATAATAATATTAACATTGTAGGTTATAACGGAACTGACTCTTGTGATTTATGGTTAAGAAGAGGTGACCTTGCACCAAACACAGGTTTGGGGATAACAGCTGGTGGGGTAGTTAAACTAACTACAGTAAATACTAATAGTAACAGTACCAATATGTTGAACTATATTCCAGCAACAGGTGCAATAGAAAGAACCAACGCTTCTTTTTACAACACAGAAGAAGTGGACAAGAAGTTAGCTATAAAGGATAAACTCATTGAGAAACTATCAGCAAGATTAGATGAACTAGAAAAGAGAGTTAAATAATGTCAAGTATAAAATTAAAAGGTGATACTTCTGGTGAGATAACAATAGATGCTCCAGCAGTAGCAGGAACAAATACACTAACATTACCTGCTGAAACAGGAACATTAGTAACACAAAATTCTCTTGTAGGCAGAAACCTTATTATTAATGGTGATATGCAGATTGCACAGAGAGGAACTTCATTTGCTAATGCTACTTCATATACTTTAGATAGATTTACTTTTACACCTGCTAGTTCATCTCAATTTACAGTTTCTCAATCAACAGATGTTCCTAGTGGTAAAGGTTTTGCTGATTCATTAAAAGTAGATTGTACAACAGCTAATGCTTCTCTTGGTGTATCAGACCAAGTTAGACTTGCACAAAAAATAGAAGGATATAACTTACAACAATTAAGTTATGGAACATCAGAAGCTAAAAGTTTAACTATATCTTTTTGGGTTAAATCAAATAAAACAGGTACATATTGTGTAACTCTTTCTCAAGAAGATAATGGTTATGCTTCTTACCCTGTTGAATATACTATCTCTGCTTCTAATACTTGGGAAAAGAAAACCTTAACTTTTGATGGTGATGCTAGTGGAGTTATAAATAATGATAATGGAACTGGTCTATGGGTAATGTTTGCTTTTGGTGCAGGAACTAACAGACACATAACAGCAGATACATGGTCAGGTAGTTATGGTTTAGCTACATCTAACCAAGTTAATCTTGCAGATAATACATCAAACGAATTATATTTAACAGGCGTTCAATTAGAAGTTGGAACAGTAGCTACACCATTTGAACACAGACCATACGATATGGAATTAGCTAGGTGTCAGAGGTACTTTACAAAATCTTATAATCAAGGTGTAGCTGTTGGTTCAAATACATGGATAGGGACTTTCGCAGGTAGAAATTATGATACAGATACTCGTACTTCACATGGTTCTAGTATGCTGTTTCCAGTTAGTATGAGGGCTACCCCAACTTTAACTGCATACAGTAAAGCTGGAACGAGTGGTAAAGGTGTTGAAGGTTCATCAAGTATTGACATATCATCTACAGAAGTAACTTGCACAATTAGAGGAAGTGCTAATGGCATAAGAGGAGTGGATATGTCTGTTACAGGAACAAAATTTTACCAATTTCATTTTACAGCAGATTCGGAGTTATAAATAGTGTATGGCATACTTACCTTTTCACAGAGTCCTTATTCATCTCTAGGTTCTGTTACAAAGACAGGTGCTGCATCTATAAATGGCGTAGCAACCTTAACAGCTAATGGAGTAAGAGTTAAATCATCATCTGCTGATATAGTAGGTAGTGCTTTTGTTACAGCAAATGGTGCAATAGTAAAACTATCAAGTGCATCTATTAATGGGGTTGCTACATTATCTGCTATTGGTGGTGTTATTGATGCAGGAAAAGCCACTATTACAGGAACAGCAACACTTAACTCTATTAGCACAGTAATAAGACACGCTAATGGATCTATATATGCTAAAGCTATATTAAAATCAAAAGGCACAATACTTGGTGAAGAATGGACAGATGTACCTGTAGAAGAAAATACATGGAATGAAGTATCAGCAAGTAGTGATGTATGGACAGACTCAACAGTAGGAACTAACAAATGGAAACGACAAGGATAAATTATGGCAAAGACTAAAGTATCACAATGGGATAGTGTTGCAGCTAACAATACCGACATTAACTCAATTAACATAAATGAGGGTTGCCCACCTAGTACCATTAACAATGCTATTCGTGAACTAATGGCACAAGTTAAAGATTGGCAAGATGGTTCTAGTGGTGATGGATGGTCTAGCTCTGGCACAGTTACATCTTCAGGAACATTTAACATTACAGGTTCTTTAGAGCTAGATGGGTCTACAGGTTCAGCAGGTGATGTTTTAATTTCTAGCGGTACATCTGCGACTCCAACTTGGGGTAGTGGTTTTCCTACAGGCGGTATTATTATGTGGTCTGGAAGTGTTGCTAGTATTCCTAGCGGTTGGGTATTGTGTGATGGAGATAACTCAACTCCTGATTTAAGAAATAAATTTGTTATGGGTGCAGGAGATACTTACAATCCTGACGATACAGGTGGTTCTGCTGATGCAGTTATTCCTGAACATACACACACAGGTTCATTAACTATTAATACTAAAACAGGGTTAGATGGCACACTGACCTTAATTAACAGAGGTGGCTCTAGTTATAACAGCACACTCATGAGAGCTAGGAGTGGGTCAGTTACAACAGTCAATCAAGGTAATTCTGTAGGATATGGAGAAGGATGGGAAGGTGAGGGTGGCTCTGGGTCAAGTAAGGCATCTTTTGCACTAAACCATAACCATACAGGTTCGGTAAGTATAAATAATGCAGGTGAATCAGTAACAGGAAAAAATAATCCTGAATACTACGCATTAGCGTACATAATGAAATCATAATATGGCAACTAAAAGATTACAATTTACAGATTGGCTACCAGACCAACCAGCAAATGCAGGTAGTTTAAATGATGCTAAAAATGTATATCCTATTGCAGTAGGTTATGCACCATTTCCTAGTGCCGTAGATTTTTCTAACTCTGCTAGTGAAGATTTAAATAGTATCTTTGTAGCAAAGTGGAATGATCAAGTAGAAGTATTTGCAGGAAGCTCATCAAAACTTTTTAAACTAGATAACACCACATTAGATTTAGATGATGTATCAAAATCAGGTGGGTATGGCGGTAATGGTGTATGGAGATTTGAGCAATTTGGTAGAACTGTATTAGCAAGTAATGGTTCGCAAAAGATACAGTATTGGACTGTTGGTGTATCTACAGCTTTTGATGATGTAGCAGCAACTGCACCTATTGCCAAAGACATTGCTGTAGTTCGTGATTTTGTTTTTGCAGGTAATTTATTAAATGGTGATGAACCTGACAAAGTGCAATGGTCAGATATTAATGATGAAACAGATTGGACTTCTGGATCTACAAGCCAAAGTGACTTTCAAATAATTCCTGATGGTGGAAATATTCAAGCCATTACAGGCGGTGAGTTTGGTATGGTGTTCCTTGAAAAAGCTGTGGTCAGAGCTTCCTATGTTGGTTCACCTTTATTCTTTCAATTTGACACAATATCAAATGGTTTAGGATGTTTAGAAGGCAACTCTGTTGTTAGGTATGGTAACACTAGCTTCTTTTTATCTGATGATGGTTGGTACTCTACAAATGGTCAAAGTGTTGTAAACATAGGATTAGAAAAAATAGATAGATGGTTTTTTCAACACGCTGATCTAGTAAAAATAAATACTATTAGTGCTGCTGTAGATCCTGTTAAAAATTTAGTGGTATGGAACTATGCAGATGTAGATGGTGGTAGAAGTATTATTATGTACAATTGGCAATTACAAAAATGGTCAAGAGCAACTACAACTTCAGATGTAGTAGGAACAATTGCTTCACTAGGTGAAACATTAGAAAGTTTAGAATCATCACTAGGTTACACAAACCTAGATACCATTCCTGCATCATTAGATTCAAGACTATGGGTTGGTGGCAAGTTTCTATTTGCTGGAACTAGAGAAGATAAAGTAGTTATATTTACAGGCGATTCACTAACACCACAACTTATTACTACAGACATAGAAGTTGGTTATAACTCTGTAGCAACATTAGCAAGACCACAAATAGATAATGGCACAGCACAAGTAGCAGTAGCTAGTCGCAGAGAATTAGATGACACTATTGGATTTAGTGCATTTGTTCCTGCATCATCAGAAGGTAGATGTAGTTTAAGAAGTGCAGGTAGGTATCATAGATTTAATGTGCAACCTACAGGCAACTGGACTACAGCTATGGCAGTAGATGTAGATGTAAAACCACAAGGTAATAGATAATGCCTAGAATGTATCGTACACTTCCGTATCAAGGTGGTGATGCTAGATTAGTATCTGAAGTAGTGAACAATGCTATGAATGGTAAAACTAATAATAGTGGCACTATTGTATTAAATACATCTGGAACAGAAACTACAGTTAATAACGAAAGAGCAGGTTTTGATTCTGTTATCTTATTCTCACCTAGAAGTGAAAATGCAGCAGAAGAAACAGACCACATTTATATTAAAACTAAAGCCAAAGGAAGTTTTGTAATAGGTCATAGAAATCATGGTCATAGTGATGTAGAATTGGATTATATCATTGTTGGATAAATTCTATGAAACTCTATGTAGTGCCTACGAATCAGGTACAAAGATATTGGTATCTTGCAGAACCTTTATTACAAAAAGCATTAGACAAAGGTAACGGAGAGTTTGTTAGTGGTCAATTAAAATTACTGCTAACACAAGGTCAGCAACAATTACTTTTACTAATGAAAGAAGATAAGTGTTATGTAGCACTCACTGTACAGTGGGTAAATTACCCTAATGACAGAGTTGCTTATATAACTTATATAGGTGGTAAAAATACAAAAGCAGGGTTTGAACAATTTAAAACTTGGGTCAAACAAAATGGTGGAACTGCAATACAGGGTTCTACTAAATTTGAGAGTATAGCTAGATTATGGAACAAGCTATATGGTTATGAAAAGAAATATACATTGATGGAGTTGAAACTAGAATGATATTAAAACTTAAAGTGTGGCTACTTAAAAAGCTATTAAAAGATGTAGCTAAAAAAGGTATTGATGGAGATATCCATTTAGCACACATTAATGAATGGGAAGATAAACTACTTAAAGCGTGTGGTGGTGAAGGTAGTATCAATCCAAATACAGGTTTAATACAATATAAAGGTGGTGGTGGTGGCTCTCAAACTACAACACAAAATATTGATCCTGCAATCTTACCTTATATCACATATGGTTTAGATGAAGCTCAAAATTTATACGAAGCTGATTCACCAGAATATTACCCTGATGCAACTTATGTTCCAGCATCACAAACAACAGAAGATGCTTTAAGAATGGCTAGTGATAGAGCTTTGGGTGGCAGTCCACTAGTACCAGCAGCTCAACAACAGCAGTTAAGCACTATAAGAGGAGATAGACTAGCAGCTACTAATCCATACTTCTCACAAATGATGGCAAGTGCCGCACAACCTGCTGTAAATGAATTTAATAAAGCTATTAGAGATATTGGTAGCAGAACAGCAGCTTCTGGTAGATATGGTTCAGGTGCTATGGGTGAGATGGAATCACAAGCATCAGAGAATCTAGCAAATGCTTTAACTAATAGAGCATCAGAATTAGCATACAGCAATTATGGTGCAGAAAGAGCTAGACAAGATCAAGCTATTGCACAAGCACCACAAATGGCAGCAGCAGACTATCAAGACATTAATCAATTAGCTAGAGTAGGTCAGACACAAGAGCAGTACGCTAAAGATAAATTAAATGCAGATATTGCAAGATTTGAGTTTGGTGAAAATAAACCTTATAACAAATTACAATCTTACTTATCAGCCGCATATGGTGCACCAGCTCCTGTAAACACAACAACAACTTCATCAGGTGGGGGTAAATAATGGGAGCTCCAGTATTAGCAGGGATGGGAGTAGGTGCATTAACTGCTTTAGCAACAGGTAAAGACCCATTAACAGGTGCAGCAGTTGGTGGTGTAAGTGGTGGTATGTTTGGTGGTGCAGAAGGATTTGGCTCTGGATTTGGATTTGATTTAGGTGGTAATGTTGCAGCTAATACAGCAGCAACAGGTGTAAGTGCAGGTACATCGTTAGGTCAAGGTGGAATGAATACAGCAGCAGGACAAGGTTTATTAGGAGCAACTCCTACATTTGCATCAGTCGGAGTGCCACAAATTGGTAGCGTTGTAACTCCAGAAAATACACCTAACTTACTTATGGATTCTGCTTACAATAATCAAATATCGCCAACAGATGTTTATACAGGTGATTTAAGTATGATGGAAAATTCAGATTTAGGATTAGATGTAAGCGGAATGAACTCAATAGGTGCTAACACTCCTGTTGGACTAGAGTCAGCAAATCCTTTACCTAGAACTGGTGGTGGATATGATCCTACTTTAACTCCAGAACAATTAAACTACAGACCTGACTTTACACCAATAGCAGGAACAAACGAAGGTGGTGGTGGATATGAATACGGATTGCTAGATAACTTTAAAGTATCTGATTATGCACCATCAAACGCAGTTATGAATGAAATGGCAATGGGTATGGGAATAAACGCATTAACACCAGAACAAAGAAAAAGATTAGAAATACAACAAGCAAATATTGCTAGAGGAAATATGCCACAAGGTTATCAAGGCATAGGCGGAAATTATATATCAAGGGCATAAGGAAAAAAAATGAATTTATTTGATTATTTTGGAAACATGAATATATTTGGTGCTGCACCTAATGCACAAGTAAAAAGTTTGTTAGACAATAAACTTATTTCACAGGCAGATGTTGATAGAGCTAATAAACAATCTATTGGCACAGGTCTTGTTACTGGTTTAGCAAGTTACCTTGCACAACCTAAAAATTTAGATGCAGGAGATGCTACACCTTACATTGCTAGAGCATTTTTAAATGCAAACAAAGCAGCACAAACACCATTTACAAATATACCTCAAGGGTATGCAATGAATACACAGATTGCTGAAGATAAATTAAAATTAGAAAACCAACAACAAGCAGAAACCTTAAAGCAAGAATTATTAAATGACCCTAGAGTTAAAAGTAATCCTATATTAAGAGCTGCTGTTTTCTCTAAACCAGAAAAAGTATTTGAAATTTTAAACAAACCAAAACCGCAATTAAATAATGCACAACTTTATTCTCAATTACTTACAAAGAAAAATCAGTCTGAAACTGATCCAAATGTACAATTTACTGCCGCAGACGAAGCACAATTAAAAGCAGTTCAAAAAGCTTTACAAATTACAAACCCTATAGCTCCAACTACTTCAGAGTTAATAAAATTAGGTTACAAAAGAATTTCTGAATTAAAACCAATAGCAGATAATGCTCCTAGAAATATTACAAAGTATCAAAGATACAAACAAGCTATTGAAAATGATAAAACATTTATGGGATTACAAACTGACTTAAAAACAAATGCTGGAAGAATAGCATCGTTCTTTGGAGTAGGTGGTGATACTGTAGATGAAAAATTAGCAAACACAAAAGAAATTGTACAGGCAATGGCTAATAGGCAATTAGATGCAGGTTCAAAACTTAAAGGTATGCCATCAGATAAAGAGCAAGAATTGTTAAGAAAAGCGGCTGGTGCTAACTACGATAATATGACACCTGCTGAATTAATCAGGGTTATTGAATTGGCTATAGCTGATGAAGAATATATTATTGAAAACTACAATAATCAAATTAGCACTGTATATGCAGCAGAGTCAAGAAATGAAAGAAACAAACCACAAGACTTATCTATTTTAGATTCGTATAGAGTTAGATCACCTAATAAAACTGTTGTTGTTGATTATTAATATAGGAAATAAATATGCCATATGACATTCAAACAAAAGATGGAATTACAATAAGAAATGTTCCTGACAATGTTGATCCAAATAGTGATGAAATAAAACAAAGAGTTGCTAAAGAAAGGCAAAAGTTATTTACATCGCCAACTGTAGAAAATGAGCAGTTGTTAAATAGTGGTGGATACAACTCACAAGAAAATGAAGGCAGATTATTAAAAAAACAATTTCGTGGAACAAAACAAGGTGATACTCCAGAGGTAGGTCTTGGGTATGATCCAGTAAAAGAACTTGTTAGAAATGTAGGGTCTACAGCAACTTTTGAGTTTGGTGATGAAATTGAAGCTAAAGTTATGTCTGCAATTGGTAAAGCAGATTACGATACTTATGTTCAAGAGTTAAGGCAACAGCAAGGAGCATATAGAGCAGACAAACCAGTTGAAGCTATTTTAACAGGCATAGCATCTGGATTTTTGACTGGAGCTACAATAACAAAATTTCCTAAAGTTGGTAAATGGTTACAAGCAAACAAAGACACAAGCATTGCAAAAAGAGTTATGAAACTTATGGGTATAGGTGGCACTGGCGGAGCTTTTGCAGGAGCAGGAGCATATGACCCTAACAGAGACTCAAGTCTAGGTGGTAGCATGGCTATGTATGGACTTGGGGGTGCTATAGTGCCGCCTTTACTTATTGGTGGTGGACAAGGTATTAAAGCAGGTTTTAGTGGTATAAATAATTTAATGAAAAATCTTGGTTTTACAAAACCAAACGCACAAACAGAAGCAATACAAAGAATTGCTAACAATTTAGCAGATCAAAACATTACCCCTATTGAAGTGCAAAGACAGTTAGATGAAGCTAGAAGATTAGGATTAAATGATATACAAATTGCTGAATTGCAAAAGAGCACAACAAAGTTAGGCAGACAAGCAGCAACTATACAGTCAGAATCATCTGAAGCAATACAAGAAACAATTGACGAATCAAGGCAAGTCTTTTCTGAAAATGCACAAAAGAGACTAAACAAAGCTATGGGTGTTGAAGGAGATAAAGTTGATTCTGATTACATATTTAAAATAAATCAAAAACAATATCAGGAAGCTAAAAAATTATATCCAGAAGCATATAAAGTAAACATAGACAGAGGTAGTTTTAGATTAAATAATATAGATATTTTTGATCAACCTTTAATAAAAGAAGCATGGGAATCCTATGTTAATAAAATGAAAAATTTATCTTTAACTGGCGAAACAAACCCTACATGGGATCAGTTAAGAAAAATGAAAAAAATACCTACACAATATTTGCATAAAATTAAAATGGGTTTAGATGACATCATTGAAAAAAATACAGATATAACTGGTAAAGTAAATCCACAAGGTAGAGAAGTAATTCAATCTAAAAAATTATTTGATGGCATTACAAGAAACAATAATCCAATTTATAAACAAGCCAATGATAACTTTTCCGAAGCTATGGATATAAAAACTGCTTTTAATGAAGGTAAAAAATTCTATCGTAGCGATACAGCAGATTTAGCAAGAAAAGTTCAGTCTATGAATGAATCTCAAAAATCTTCATTTAAGTCTGGTGTGTTAAATGAAATGTACGATAAAATTAACAAAGGTCAGGATGTAATAAGAGTTACCTTCGGCACTCCAAGAACTAGAGCTGCATTAAAAATGTTTTTTAAGACAGAAAAAGAATTTACTGATTTTGAAAAAATGATAAAGATGCAAATAAAAAGAAAGAGAGCACAAGGTGAAATTTTAGGTGGTTCACCAACAGCCAGAAGGCAAGTTGAAGATGCGTTAAGTGAATTTAGTGATAGTTCAGATAAGAGAGGTATTATTTTTTCTGTGATTAAGAAACTTAAAGAAGGTGTTGGTATGAGTAAAGAAGTAGCAGAGGAATTAAAAAAAGACTTGTTACTTGCTGACCCTCAAAGACAAAGAATAATAATCCAGAATGTTTTAAAACAATATGATCAAGAACTTGCTAAAACTAAAATGTTTGACATGATTAAACAAGGTACTGCTGGTGTAGGAACTTTAAGTTTACCAAACATATCAGAAACAGCATTGCAAATATAAAATATTATGAAAGACATAAATAAATTATTTATGAAACGCATGGCTATAGCAATAGCTATATTTCTTGCATTACCTATTACACCTATAATAGCTTGTGTACTATATGCTTGGGTTTATTGAAACAAATAAATTTAAAAGACTTGTGAAAACAACAGTTATACTTTTAATGATAGCTTTTGCTTTGATTGTTTTTTATTTTATTTTGTTGTGCAGGTTTTTTATATGAAAATACTTATATTAGATATAGAGACAAGTCCACATACAGGTTTTCATTGGGGGTTGTTTCAGCAAAACATTAGCATAAATCAACTTATAGAATCATCTACAGTTTTATGTTGGGCAGCAAAGTGGCTAGATAAAAAGAAAACTTTTTTCTCTAGTATTTATGATGCTACTCCAAAAAAAATGATTAAAGAAATACATGAGTTAGTGAATGAAGCTGATGCAGTGATAACTTATAATGGTAAAAAGTTTGATATGCCAACGCTGAACAAAGAATTTTTAATACATAAATTACCACCGCCAAGTCCATATAAAGACATTGATCTACTTACAACAGCAAGAGGTAAGTTTAGATTTGCTAGTAATAAATTAGATTATGTGGCACAGCTACTTGGGATAGGTATGAAAACTTCTCATGAGGGTATGCCGTTATGGATTGAGTGTATGGCAAAAAATCCTAAAGCATGGAAGTTGATGAAAAGATACAATATTAATGATGTAAAATTAACTGAAGAAGTTTATAAGAAATTACAGGGATGGATAAGAGTACATCCAAATCACAATCAAGAAACTAAAGAAGCTTGTTGCCCAAATTGTGGAAGTTATCATTTACAAAAAAGAGGAGTCATATTATCTCTGACGAACAAGTATCAAAGATTTCAATGCCAAGACTGTGGGAAGTGGTCAAAGGGGAAGACCCCCATAGAAAAGATAAAATCAGACTCGGCTTTACCCATATAAGGAAAATTGAAATGGATGTACACACAATAGCATTGCATATGCAAGATAAGACTATAGATGCTGTTGATATAGTGCAAGGTGAGTCCGAGTTAATATTACATCTATCAGATGGTAGCTCTGTAGAATTAATTGTAGACAGTATTCACATGAACATACAAGACCTTGATGACTAGTATAGACCTCTTTACACCAGAAACAAATAAAAGTCGCACCACGAAGCTTATAACACTTCCTGACGGCACAGAAACAGATAACTACAGCAAGGATTATATGGTCTATTGTGAAGCATTAAATTTATCTAAAAAAACATTAGCATTTAGGCAAAAATTTTTAAAAAAAATAGACAAACCACATCAACAAGAAAGGGTTAAGAAATTGAAATATTGGTTAACATTTATTTGGAATAAAAAATGACATTAGACGAGATAGAAAAAATTGCTATGCAGTCTGAATTAGAACAGGCATTAAACAGAAAGCCATATTTAGATCATGCATTTGAGCCAAGAACTGCAAGAAATATGTCACTTCAAGAAAATGTTTACGGATTTTTAGACAAGTATGTATCTACCCCTGCTGCAAAATCTATTGCAGGTAGCAAGGGTAACTTTGGTGTAATGGATTTACTTGGATTGCCATTTACAGAAGACATGGGAAGAATGGCAGGTAGAGGTGCAGCAAAAAATAACTATAGTGATGTAGCTTTAGGTACTGGTGGAATGTTGTTAAGTGCTGCTGATCCATCCAAAGCCATAGGTAAAGTTGCAAAGCCAGTTATTAAAAAAACTAAAAAAGTAATATCTAATGTAAAAAACAAAATGACAAGAAAGGATGCGGTTAAGCAAGGACTTATACATCCATTAACAACTCCAAGTTTAGCCAGTGGAAAATCTATAACTGTAGATACTACAAAATTAAGACCTATTGATGATATGACTTCGGTTATTGTTCCATTTGAAAATACAAAAACACCAAAGATAATAACACCTGAAGATTTATATAATCAAAAATTAGCAGGTGTAACTACAAAAGGCGATAGGTCTAATGTAGGAACTTTAACTGAAATAGATGGAGTTCCGTTAATAAACGGAGTGCCTTTACATGGCGGTGCTAGGTTTGGTGATATAAATGACAACATTTGGGCATCAAACAAAGGTCAAGTTACAACAATAACCAACAAAGCAAAAGGTTTATTAGACGAAGGATACAATCCTGCAACCATATACACAACAGCAGGTCATGACTCTTTAAGATTTAATACAATGTTAACCGATGGATTTTTACAAGAAATTAAATCTATTGATTTACCTAAAAAATCAATTAAAGAGTTTGATGATGCATTAAGAAAAGTTAGACCTGAATGGTTAGGTATCAATCATCCTCAAGCAAGAGCACAATTATCAGCAGATGGGGGTGGTGCATTACGAACTCAATTTAACGAAATAGGTAGCCAAGCTAAATTTCAAAATATGGGATTTCCTGAAATAGCACCAATTAAAAAAGCAATCACAGATCCAAATTTAATTAATACACCTAACATGATGTCAGCATATAGAGTTGGAAAAATAGATCCTGACAATATGATTATTACAAATCCAAATATGCCACATCCAACTTACAATACTCATATTGGTGGTACGCAAGTTGGTGAAATGCAAGTGCAAATGCCACACTCTGAACTATTTCCTGAATTTTACAAAAATAGAAGAAATTTAGGCAAACCTACAAGTGGTGATGCTTATGCTGTAGAAAGAGGATATCCAACACAAAAGTTTGATCAAGAATGGCTAGATAGTGTTATGCCAAAATTTGAACAAAGAGTTAAACAAGAAAAATTAAGACAGCAAGGTTTATTAGAAACTTTCTCAAACCCAACCACAAGCAACCCTACAGTTTCAGGTGGGTTACTACAGAAAAATACTAGCTCTGTATGGGATGAACCTGTACAAGCAATTTCATCCGCAGACACATCTATAAATAGTGCCAAACTTCCTGCTGCATTTACACAGCTAAATAAAGAAGGTGTATTTAAAAAAGGTAGTGTCAATATTGATATAGGTGGTGGTAGATTTAATAACGCTGATGAGTTGTTACAAAAATCTGATGCAACTAATTTAGTCTATGATCCATTTAACAGAACTAAAGCTCACAACGATAATGTTGTAAATGCAGTCTCTGGCGGTAATGCTGACACTGCTACAATCAACAATGTACTTAATGTTATTGAAGAAGAAGCTAACCAGCTCAAAGTATTAAAACAAGCTAAAGATGCAGTTAAAAAAGATGGCGAAGTATTTATTAGTGTTTATCAGGGTAAAGGTGATGGTATAGGTAAAGCTACATCAAAAGGATTTCAGCAAAACAAAAAAGCTGCTGACTATTTAGATTTAGTTAGACAGGTATTCCCAGATGCTAAACTTAAAAATGGCATTATAAGAGCTACTAATAACTAGGCATAAATGCTTTCATTAAAGATTGATTAAAGACATAGTCTATCCTGTTATCTCTTTTTACCAACTCACACAATTTTTTTTGTTTCATACTGGTTATGTCATCTTTAGATAACCAACCTTTAATTTCCATTTCTGTTTCATCTTCACTTATTTGTGCATATACATAAGTGTCAAACTTTTCATCTTGAATCCACATAGAATCACTAAAGGTAGTTTTTAGATCAACACTTTTACCATTGATAATAAAGTCAGGACTATCCCATGCTTTCTTTGTGTAGCATATCCATTCAAACTGGTGCGGAGTTGTTTTTAAATATTCATTAAATACAAGCTCACCTAAATACCCAATGTAATTTGTTTTGCACTTAAACTTGTTGTGAGTCTTTTGTCTATCAAATTTTATCTGTTCATCTTTAGCTTTTTGTAACTGATCGCTACTAATGTATAAAATAAGATTAGGCATAAATTCTTTTGCCAGTGATAGTTAAAAGATTATCCATAGCCATATCTAAATTTTTTTCATAAAACATTGGCTTCTTACCGCCTAAAAACCTGTAGTAAATTGCAGACTTTTGATTTTTCTCAAGACCATCAATAACAGCATCAACAACTTTAATATTTTCCATATCGGTTGCAGAAACCATATCCTCAAAAACTTCTGAAGTAGATTCACCGCCAGATGAAAAATAACTTGTACCACTAGGATAACCTAAATTATGTTTATCAACCTTCATCCACCTAGACCAATCTTCTAGGATAGACATAAGTCTAGTTATTCTCATTCACCACCTTCGTAGATAGTATTCACACAACCATACTCATGATGCACAGATTGAGGGTAAGATATATTCTTTCCTTGATCCATTTTGTGAGATTTAACATCTTTTATTTTAAAGTTATCTATCATAGATTTTGGGTAGAACATTGAAGCTAAAGCACAATCAATCTTTTTTGAATATACAGTATTCCTTTGTGTTTTTCTTCTAACTAATAAATCTTTGATGCATAAACTTCTAATTATATGAGCTGTAGTTAGTTCATTTAATCCTATAGATTTTGATACTTCAGGATTAGTTAGCTCTTTACCATTATCAAATAAATCTAAAATCATATCCGATAGCTGATATCTTTGTAACCTTGTACCATCATCTAATTCATACCAATGAAGGTTAGTTTGATTTTCTAGTTTTTCGTATTTCATAATTTCCCCTTTGTTACGATCCTGCCTGTTTGTTCATGAACAATATGAAATTCATTTTTCTTGCTCATTAAAAAATAGTTATACCCTTCCCAAATGAACTTATGTTCCTTCCATTCATCTTTGTTTTTCTTTAGCGTTTCTTTTCCTTTCATTCTTACAAACTCCTTTTAAATATTTGTCATGACCACACCACCACTTTTTGTAAAAAAATTTTCCTTCTTCTTTACATACATGACATGGATGTGGCTTGTTTAAATTAATCTTCATCTACTAAAGGATCATCTATCCATTCGTTCTCTTTAGCTTTAACTTCTAAAACTTTTAATTCTGTCTGATGAACTTTAATCATTTGTTCAAGATACCATATTGCTTTTTTGCAATCATCTATCTTGTCAGTTAGCTTTTCTGATTTTAATCCTTCCCTACTAATGTACTTGAGTGCATTACCTTTCAGATAACCATAAAATTCTTCCTTGCTCATTTTGGCTTGTTGGTATTCTATAGTTTCAATGCCACCTCTTTTGTAGTGATCTGGATTTATATTATCTTCCATAATTTCTCCATAATTTCATTAGATAAAACTCATACATTGTTTTCTACTTAAAATTTAATTTTCAAATTATAATTCAGTCTCTATCAACTAACAAGGAACATAAATTATGTGGACTAAACCAATTGCTACAGAAAT